TTCGCAGTGCCCGCATGGTATTTGAATCCATCTTAGGCGATAATCCTTTATTCCTTTGCGTTTTTCATTCGATTTGGCGTATTTTGGGTTTTCGATGATACTTGGATATAGGCACATTGGTTTTATTTGAAATTTTCCCTTTTAAAATCATTTTTCTCTTACCATTTTGTTGTTACGGTTTTATCTAGTCCTTTGAATTGCATTTCTGGATCGTAATGTTGTGTTACTGTTGTTGAGTTCTTGGGGGGTGTTTCGCTCATCCTTCTTTCCGTGTATTGTCTGATCATTTTTCCTGTTTTCCCTCCGATCGTTAGATTTCCTACCACTTGTGCTAGTTTGATGATCGTGTTTGCTATCTCGGTCCAGTATTGAAGCTCTCGTAGATCTGCGGTTGCTTCTTCGGTTCTCCTTTTTACTTCGAGCATCTTTGCTTCTGCTTCCTGGGTCTTGCCTGCCGCATAATAGTATGCCGCTTGAGCCATTCCGCTACATGCATCCGCGTTTATCTTTTTGATCTCTGCTGATAGTTTTTCGTCTGCGTATATGCTCTCTAGAGTTTTGATCGCCGCCGTCCCTTCGAGGATTTGTTTTTCGGCTGTCATCATATCGCCTTGGAATGATTCCTCTCCGAATACAATTTTGCCAAACTTGTCATCTTCCATTTCGAAGTATTTAGGTATTTCAACTTCCTTGCCGTCGATTGTCGTTTTCTCTGTAGGTTGCCACTTCACCATCTGATCCCATAGTTGATTTGCTGTGTTAATGAAGCCTTGCCATCCTTTGTACATTTCCTGTTTTACCTCCCATAACCTTTTTTCGATTATTGACGTGGTTTCCTCTTTGTCTTTACCCGCTTCTGCCTTGAGTGCATCTGCTTGAGTATTAAGTAGGTTAATTTCCGCCTCGTTCTTTCGTTCGCTCATCCGCACTTGTCGTAGTGACATCAGCGCTTGCAGTTGTGCATTAGGATCGGCCGCTGCACCTGCTCCGGCAGCACCCGTTGCCCCCATGGGGGCACCTGTCGTCGATCCTGCTCCCCCACCGCTGGCCCCACCTCCGCCATACATTAGGCCTGGAGACAATCCTGCTGCATCCATTTGTGCGACTTTGTTAGCGTAACTTTGGTCTTGGTAGGTTCTGTTGTATAATACTTGCTGCCTTTCGAATGCATTCTCCGCCGCCATCTCTCCGTATTTATAGTTTATTTTGGCTGCGTTTTCTACCATCTCTTTTTGATCCCTTATCTTTTTTTTCCTGCCTACGCCTAGTACGTTGAGGATTCCTGCAGCGCCGTCAATGATTCCTGAGAGAGGGTTCATAAAATCCTCTCCTTCTTCGAGTAGTCCTAGTAGTTTTTTGAAGTTCATTTTTCGTTCTTTTTTAAAAAAGAATTTGTATACTATTTCTTGTTATATATGTATAAACGTCTACCGCCCTGTGCCTCATGTATTTATGAGGGTTAAAAGAGGGGGGCGGAATTATCCCCCCTCTTTGAGTTTTGGTAGAGCTTTATACGACGCTTTAGCTCTTTTCGGGATCGGTTTTTGCTCCTGTCCCGAAATCCTCCACGGCTTCGGTTTCACCCTTGCTTTTTGCAATCTGATTTGCTATGCTTTGGTTGATCTTGTCTATCGCGTCTATCGCTACTTCGAATCGATCTGTTCTTATGTCGAATTCGGGTTGTACTCCATCTTTCTTTTCTGTGTAGATTGTTGGGAATACTCCGTCTTCCATGTTGCTAGACTCTCCGCTGATTATTTTCCTCAGTTTTACCTCCCTTGGTTCTGCCTGGTATACGAGGTCTGGATTATTGATGCATCCTTTTCTACTTCTTGCTGTTTTCATAGTGCTATAAATTTGGAATTTGTTTTGCTGACATTACTCGGCGTGCTGTTACATCAAATGCTACTTGTACCCAGAAGTTTTGCGAACTCAGTCTTGACTCTGCGAATATGCTGTTGTATATCGTAGGATCAATGTAAGTTGATGCGTTATTAATTGTTCCGTCCTCGTTTTCTTCGTATACTCTGTTTAAGCACATGAAATCTAATGGCATTCCTGCGGCAAATTCGCCGTATGTTTCGTTTACGTCTGTTGTGTATTCGATCCATGATGGTTGTTTTCCTAGTGATTGATATGTGACTTCTTCTTGTCCAGTAACCTCTGTGTTCCATGCGGCCATTTCATCCGTGATAAGTTCCTGGAATCCAATTGCGTCTAGTGTTGGTTTATGGAAATCATCCATGCTTTGCAATCTTGTCCACCATTTGTTTCCCTGGCTATAATCAATTCGAGGCGTGATCGATCCCAGAGCCATAATCATGCTGGGTTCTGTACATTTGATTTTTAATCCCCTTCCGGATTTGTACATAGTTGCAATTCCTCGTCCGGCAAGTGTTCCTAGTGGTTCCTCGTCTGTTGCTGAATTTGATACAATCTCATCAAATGCGATTTCGCTTTGCATTCCGCCGCAGAATATAGGAGATTCAGGCAGTGTTGCGCTTCTGATTCCGTATGTCGCTTCTCGCCATGCTTGGTAAGTACCGTCTGTGATTGCGACGCGGTTTAGCATGTTGAATATCTTCTTTTGAAGAATCAGAGCATCCATAGTGAGCTTTCCATCGGTTACATCTACCGCTGTAATTGCATTAATTCCCCCTGTTGTTCCGTCGATCCATTCGGTGTTTAGCCAATTGTTGAATCTGTCGCTAAGGTATGTTTTTACTGCTAATCCTGCTTGCGAATACCATGCGTTTGAACTATGATATGTTTCTGATCGGTCATAGTTTGGTAGATCAAGGGTTGCAGTTGCAGCTCCGTATGGCATGGTCAGATTGCTTATCGTATATGCCGAGGTGCTGGGTGCCGCCAGGATTTTGGTCCGTTCCTCGTCGATGTTTTTTAATGAAAATTGTGTTAGTTTGATTTTTTGGTTGTCTGGCATTGTTATCAGATTCTCTCCGGTCGAATCCATGTTGTATGCGATCTGGACACTCTGTTTGACTTTGTACACGAAGACCTTGGTTGCTTTTCTCGGGTTGTCTGGTGCCTTGATTCCCATTGCTTCCGGATCTGTTCGTTCGAATACGAAGCTGTCTCCGAGTCTCGTCAGCTCGTTTAATTTCTGCGTTGAGCCGGGAATATTCGTCAAGAACTGGATTTCATTGACCTCTTCGGGTGAGACGTTCTCCTCGAACTCTAGCTTTATGTACTTTGGATTTTCAGTTGTCGGTTCGATCTTGTATGCTGCACTTTTGTTATCCGTCCATGTTCTAGCCCAGGAAACCCCGCTTCCCACGCTGATTGACTTCCAAGTATGGTTTACTCCTGTGATTACGTATGCGTATTCCTCCTGTTTGTTGGCGTAATAGTTTTTGAATATGTCCCAGTATGCCAGGTTGAATATCGCAGGAAAACTCCGGATGTATTGGTTAACCTCAGAGTGTCCGAATCCTTTTATTCCCAGGTATGAGAGTAGTGAGCTCGGATTGACTTGTCCTCTATTAGTGTCATTTTCATAGATTGATGTGTTAGCGGAGTAGACCACGAATCGCGGCAGCAATACCTTGCTCATGTTTAACCCTACCCCTAAAGCATTATTGTGCAATGCTGCTATGTAGAGTCTAATTGGAATTACGAATACATCGATTTGATGTTTGAAACTTCCGAATACAGGTCCGGTTGTTGGCATGGTTTTTACTTTTGTCGTGATGTCGATGTAGAATGTTGTACCATCCAAACCTATCTGACACCAATAGGGAACGATCGTACCGCATGCTTGTGTTGTTCGGATTATTTTCCCTATGTTGTGCGATGATCTGCCGAAATTAGGCAGATATACCTCCATTTTGCTTTCGCTTCGGATTCTGTCTCCTCCTAGTGTTTTTTTCATGGCTTATTCTTTTTGAGTGTTTTTCATTTGGTTGTTTACGTGTGAGATGAATATAAGTGCTGCGGTTAAGATGTCATCCCAATGTTTTTCAGCTAGATGTTTTTCGGCATCTTCTTTAGTGTCGAATTCCTTCCCGTTTACGAGTGCACCGCACGTTGTGATTACCCATTTGTTGTTTTTGTTGCGAATCAGTACGAACGGGCCGTTTTCTGATATTGCTCTTTCTTCGATTTCGAGGTTTACATCTTTGAGTTCTTCTTCTCTTTTTTTGCTTTCAGTAAGCAGCTGATTTCTGAATTTGTTTTCCATGTTATTTAATCTTTGTTGATGTTGATACTTCGATTGTGTCGATTTTGATTCCATTTGCTTTGAGGAGATGCTTGTGAGTGCATCCCTGCTCCATGATTACGGCAGCTGCCGCGCCGATCGCAGCTGCTATTACCGCGATCCATTTTACGATTTTCTTTACTTTTTCATTCATAGGTTTAGTGATAATTGAGTGTTTGTGTTTTTGATCATTACTATTCTTCTGATAGTAGGTTGGTACAGTTTTTTCTTTTCGTCGTACTCCCAGTCGGTGACTTCATAGAAGCTTACGCCGGTTCTTTGTACTTTTTGAGCGATTACGTACTCTTTGTCGTATAGCTCTCCGTCTTCTGTTACGTACCATGTTCCTTCGTATTTGAAATTTCGTCGAGACACATTGTCGGCGCCGATCAACTTCACTAGGTTACTTGATCGGTCTCCGATGGTTCCTCCGGTGGGGTAGGTATCAGTATTTTGTTTCGTCTTAACACGTCTTCTAGATTCCTGATTCCAAACTCTGTATTCCATATTTCACGAATTAGTTGTTCTTTCCTTATGATTAGGTCCGCGTATCCCTTGCATATTTCCTTCTTTTCTCTTTCCGTCATATTTTTTGATTGATTGCCAGTATTTTACTGCGTCCACATATTCTTTGTATTGTTCTATTGTTTCTACCTTGATAGGAGTTTTGTTGTAGTACTTTGTTTGCTTCTCTTCCTTTATAATTCGGAGGGCTTCGCGTTCCTGATCTGTCCATATTTTTTGTTTGTAATATATTGGTAATGCGGCTTTTATTCCGGATTCCGTCCTATATGTTTCTTCTGTGAATCTGTCTTGATATCTATGCCTTCTGAGTGTGTTTTTGTTTATGTAACCTATTCCGATTCTTTTTGAAGTGAATATCTTTCCGTTGAATTCGGGGTTGTCTTCGTCTTTTTTCGTTATGTATTTTATGATGTAGTTTATTGTTCTTTCATTCACTTCGTATCCGAAGAATATCCAGCCATACCCCCATTCTTTTTCGAATTGTTCTTCTGTTAATTCTGTCCATATAATGCCGTGTAGATGTATTCTTTTGGTGTTATCATGTCCTAGTTCTGTGATCAGCCAGTGCTTTAGTGGTGTCTTGTATTTTTTCCACCATCGCTTTCTGAATAGACTAATTGCTTTTTGAGGTGCTTTGTTTGGTTCTTTCTCGTCATATTCCAGCCTTTTTAAGCTCTCTTCGGAGAATGTCAGTGTCGCAAATATAATGTTTTTTGGATTTGATTTTATTTCTTCCATTAATCTTACTCTCCATTCATTTGCTTTTGCGCGTCTGCATTCTTCGCAGTGCCCGCATGGTATTTGAATCCATCTTAGGCGATAATCCTTTATTCTTTTGCGTTTTTCATTCGATTTGGCGTATTTTGGGTTTTCGATGATACTTGGATATAGGCACATTGGTTTTATTTGAAATTTTCCCTTTTA